AAAATGGGTCTTACTTTAAGAGAAGCATCCACCTTACTTGAAATAGACTACCCATTAGTGCAAGAATTAAGCAGCAAATATAACATAGAATTTCCATGCCCAAGGAGGAAGGCAAATGAAAAAAGAAGAGCAAACAATCTCACCGCAGACACAAGCGATACTAAGAGGCCTACGTTTATTGAGTCTTATGGTAAGGGAAGCGGAACAAAACAAAAGACCAAACTTAAAACAAAGACTAGAAGAGATAAAAGCACTCTTGGAAATGATTCAGAGGAGTACCACCAAAGAAGAATTAAAGAATTAATTAGTACAGTAAGCACGTTCGGAGAAAAGAAAGAGCTTGCCTACGCATACAGAATAAACCTCTTCGAAAGAACGCAAGCTAACAACCACAAGAGACCACCACTTCCTGAGTACAAAGTTCACAACATACAAACAGCAGCCAGCAAATCTATTAGAGAGCAACGAGTAAGATCAATGGTCAAGCGTAAGCTTATAATGGATTGCTTTACCAAGGGTAAGACAATGCTCGCTGAAGATGTTGCCTCGTTTACTGGTGAAAATCTTAGGTCTTCAAGTCAGATGCTTGATCTCATGTTTCGAGATGGCAAGTTAAACAGAGAAAGATTACAGTATACTGAGAGAAAGAAAGATTCAGTTTATCTTTACAGTAAATCATAATGTACTGGTCTGTCTTAATATTAACTTACTATGTAGAAGAGCATACCATACACTCGGAAATCTTCTTCAAAGATATGGCAACCTGTCACTTTGCAAGTGATATATACTACCCACTCATATCAGAGGAGTATGAATTCTCTATGTCTAGGTGCAGAGAAACAGATTTAATTCGAAGCGAGTTCGGAGAAAGGCCTAAGATAAGACCTAAGACATAAGCTCAAAATGAGGGCCATCAATGAATGGCCTTCTATTTTGTGACCTACGCTCATCAATGTACTCATTCATTGCGTCTTCCATGCTACCACCTTGGTAATGAGCAATGTTAGATACAGTCCAAGCAGCACCCCAGCGTATAGGTACGTCTACATCACGCGCAGATTCAGACATAGCGTCAGCAATATCATCATAAAGATTTAATTCCCAAGAGCTACGAGATCCACAGTAAGCCATCAGATCAACCGCAAGTCCATTAAGGTGCTTCGACTTCATTGTCTGGCTTGCACCCTTCTCAACAAGCTCCTGTTGCTCCTTAAGGGTACGCATACCGCAGATAACACCAAAGTCTACCTTGGTCAGGTGAATTGCACCCTGAACTACAGCAACAAGCCGTTCGTCTACACCAATTAATCTATCTTGGCTGCGTGTTGATAATTTAAATGCCATTGTATTTCCTTTACTTGCCTACTTGTTTAACGCGTTCGTATGATCTCATGCCAGCTAACCCAAGCATACCAGTTAGCACCGGCATCATCACAGCCATGTCAGCTTGCGGAATATTAAAGCCAAACCCTGCACAAATTGGAGAGATAAGAAAGTTAACCATTAAACCGAGAACACAGACGTACCCACAGAGAGGACGCCACGATGCTTGAAACCAATTTCCTTGTGCCTCTGCTTTATTTACTTCTATCTGCGCTAGCATCGCCTCCTGTGCGTGTCTGTCAGCCATCGTAGATATATCATGCGCTAACTGTGCAGCCTTATCCTTATCTTGTACAAACTTACCAACAATTTCAGTAGCTGGGCCAATCAAACTTGAAATAATACTCATCGATCTTCACCCTTATCATAAGATGTTGAGGGTTTAGGTTTCTTTGCAGACATACTATTGAATCCAATAAATCCACAAATTACCCCAGATGCTGCTATCACATAAACAGAAGCAATGTCAGTTATAAGGGAAGCAGCCTTGTCAAACCCCAGCACTGAGGCAAGCAAGATAATAAAAGGATAGATCAACATACCAATACAACACCAGACAACTAACATTCGTTCTGTGTTTCTCTTTAGATCTTCGTCTATCATCTCGCGTCTTTTATCTTCGAGTGCCAACTCTCGCCACTCATGCCTGTCAATACTCCCATTGGAATCTAAGTCAGCCTTGTCAAATTCTACCATATTTGCCTCTCACGTATTGGACTGCAATGTTCCTATCTAAAGTTATTATAACTACTTTCCCGCGCTTGTCATATACAACATACTTTCTGCCCCTTTGTATCATCACCACTTGCCCTGAGATTTTCCTACAAAATAGATTACGACACCTGCTATTCCCAAACCAATGACAGTGATTACTGTTATAATGATACCGTTAATTAAATTGTCTATAAACTCTTGGCGTTCATACACCAGCGCCCTTTGCTGCTTACGTTGCTGGGCCTCAATGCGGACGATTTCCTTCCAAGAGCTTGGGCCATAATGGAAAGATATAAAATTTTTTAAATCCGTGCGTTGTTCGTTAAGCTTTTGCTTTGCAGACCAGATGTCCAAAGCATTGGCCTCGGTGTTAGAAAATAATTTGTGATAAAGGGAGGGCTTCTGAGACTTTTGCTCAAGAAAATCTATATCAGCAGATGCTTTAGCAAACTGAGAGATAGCACCTGTGAAGCTGCTTATTTCTTTTCCAACTTCACAGGCTTTCTTAATACCTTTGTAGGCACTGGTTGCTAATGTAATAGCAGAGATAGGATCTATCATACATTAATTTAAGATCCTACTGAGATCTTACTCCTAGTTAACAACCTCTTCTTCTACGACCTCTTCCAAGGATTGAGTTAATAAATTTACAAAGGCTTCCTTGCCTACTTTTAATTGGTCTAAGTTAAACTGAGTTGATGCAATCTTACGATCTAAATCAGTAGCATGATTAACCATTAATATTTGGCTATCTGTTAGCTGATCTTCAGTATACTCAGTATCGTTTATCGTAATGACTTGTGTTTTTTTCTCGGTCATTTTGATTTCCTTTTAGGTTGTTACCACGGAACCCCCGTAGCTTGGGTTGGTGCTTTAAGCAGCGCTATCTGGGCAGCAAGTCTTGCCTCAATATCGTCCTTGCCAGCATCAGCTTGCGCCCATGCTATGCAATTAGCCTCTGTTACACTGTCATAAGCAATGAAGTCAGATGCAGATGAGTCAGGCGTACAGCCAACTCTGCCATAGTAGCTTTCTGTGTGCGTTACTGCATCATCGCCAGTACCTACTGTTTCTGATGCATGGCAACGCCAGTGTATCGTGTAGATCCCACCAGTTGCGATTGTGTTTTCAACGGTGGGTATAGTCCAAGTGTAAGTTATTGCCATTTGTTTTATCCTTCTAGTGCTGTTACTTTGGCTTCAAGAGTTTCTACTTTAGCAATAAGTTGTTGTATAATAGAAACATACATAGCGTCTTTTTCACCAAGTTTAGATGTCAGTGATACTAAATCTGCATCTAAGTACTGTGCTTCTACGTGTGCGTTACCATCTCCGTCTGTGGGTTGTAGAGGAGTTGCACCCACCCACTGAGAATCTACACTTTGTAAATCTTGAGCTATGAAACCAATTTGATTTGTTTTGCCCATATGAAACTGAGGTTGTTTCCAATTAAACTTTTTAACATTATAAGTTTTAAATGTGTCCCAATCATACGCATAGTCAACAATATCTTTTTTAAGTCTGCTATCAGAGTTTGAACCAATACTTGTATCAGTGGCAGTTATAGTACCATTTGCAGCAATCCTAAACTTTTCACTAGAACCACTGGCACTTCTTGTGGTTATAATAAAATCTGCGAGTCTATTGCCATCCGTAGCGTCTGGAGATACAAATCCTATAACACCCATGTCTTCATGTGTTACACCACCTGTAGAATTAGGAACTCTAAATCCTATGAACGGCCCATTACCAGAAGTCCTAGCAGTGGCTGCTATTACGTTTAAGGCACCAGTTCCTGTAGCAACCGCATTCGTAGCACTAACCGTAAATTCTGATTGACCATTGGAAGCAATTAAAACCTTTGTAGCACCAGTATCTGTTGGGTCAGAAGCGGTAGCACCAGTTTTAAAAACAAAACCACCAGTGTCAGCACCAAAGTTCAAACCACTAGCATTACAAGCCATACCAGCACTTGCTACGCCTGTAGCTGTAAGCATTATTGTTCCAGATGTGCTACCATCGGCGGCCTTTAGATGAAGGCCAGCCGCAGGGGCCGCTATGCCAATTCCAACGCCACCTTGGGCAAAATGATACGAAGAAGCGTCAAACCTTAACTGTTTATAGGCATTGTTAGCGACATTGGCAGATTGGATTGCGCCGTAACCCGCAGAATTATCTCCCCACACACCAACTATAATGTCAGAGCCGACTTTAACAGCTAGGTTTTGGGCAGGGGCCGCTATTCCAATTCCAACCTTACCCGCTGATGTGATGCGTATACGTTCTGTACCAGCAGTAACAATATTAACTGCATTTGTAGTAGGTCTGCTTATTCCAGTATCTGGATCACCAGTAAAACTGTACGAGGGAGCTGAAGCCGCACCACCAGCCACTCTTAATTGACCTCCAGTACCAACAATTACATCTCTATCTCCGTCAATACTTAACGCAGCAGAATTATCTATATTAAATGATATTGCGTCATCGTGAAAAAGAGCCATTGAATTTTGCCCAGAATCTAAAAAGGCAATTTGATTTGCGCTCCCTGATTGATGGTACACAATATTATCAGAGTTTCTTAGTGCAATACTTGGATTTCCTGTCCCCGGCAGTGCAACTGCTGTAAGTAGTATATCATCTACTGTCGTAGAACCAACAACAGTTATACCTGCCGCTGGAGAAACTAAACCTGTCACACCAAGAGTACCATCAACAGTTGAGTCATCATTACTAGCAAACCCACCGTTAAACACAGTCGCAGCCGTGGTGGTCAGGATGCCTGTTACTAGGGCAGTTGTTGCCATGTTAACAGCACCGTCTATATCTACTACATCAAGGTTGGTTGTCCCGAATACGTCTATGTCACCAGATATGTCTAAGCTTGCGACAACAGTAGTGCCTGTTAGCGTAGGTGCAGTGAGAGTTTTATTAGTTAATGTATCTGTAGTGGCCTTACCAACCAACGTGTCACTGGCGTCAGGGAATAGAATGTTCCTAGTGCCAGTAGGATTAACAAGCCCAAGATTAGTTACATTACTGTTTTGATGAATACCTAATGTAGGTGTAGCGCTAGTATTAAACTGAAAGTTATCACCGCCAGAATTGTTTAAAACATAAAGCTGACCACCATTAGGACGTAAGTTAATATCACCACCAGAAGTAAGTGAAAGAATTGCAAGAGATGTTATCGTCTGATTAGCACTGTTGTTAATCGCAATTGTTAATCTAGTTGTGCTATCATCTTTAAGTAAGATTGATCCACTACCAGCATCTAAAATAATAGCAGAACTAGAATCTAAAGTTATTCCACCAGCGCCATCGTTAGCAATTCTATCTAAAGTAATACTGCCAACATTAGTTATATTTGAATCACTAAAGTCTATAGTTCCAGTAACGTCAAGATTACCGCCAACAGACAAGTTGCCAGATATATCCATAAGGCCATCTACATTAACTGTAGTAGCAGCAATCTGTATTTCAGTATCAGCAACTAAATCAAGATGCCCGTCCGCACCAGACTGAATGTAAATAGCTGAGTCACGAAACTGTACTTTGCCATCAGTGCTAACAGTAATATTAGCGTGGGTAGTTGCACCACCACTGCTATGAATTGTACCTGACTCATTTGGAAGCAACAATGTTCTAGTTGCACTAGGATCAACTACCTTTAAGAGAGTAGTATTACTATTTTGATACCATTTCAAATGTGGGGTTACAACAGAAGAAATTATTCCAATAGTCTGAGTGCCATTAGTAGCAAGAAAATCTGTGCTAGATGAAGCTGGCTTAATAGATATTCCGCTTGCTGATGAAGCAATAGTAAGATCGCCAGCAGAGGTAATGGTCTGTGCTGAACCGTTAAAGCCAATCGTCATTCTAAGAACGCCAGCATCCTTAAGAAGGATTTCCCCTGCGGCAGAGTCCAAGATAATTCCATCAACTATATCAAGAAGAAATGAACCGCTTCCTATAATAGAGGAGTCACCAAAGAACTCCATGCTAGGAGCGCTAGGATTATGGAATGTAATTCTATTCTGACCGCCAATACCTAAGATGTTAACTTGGTTTCCCAGCGCCTTTAGGGAAATGTCACCGCCAGATAAAGAATTAATAGCAGCTGTTGTTACTGAGGCTAGTGTTGAAACACCGCTTACTTCTACAGTAGAGCTAAAGAGTGTAGCGTCTTGCAGTCTTATAGCTTTGTTACCAGCGTTAAGATCAATGCCGTATGTAGCACTTCCATCAAGTTTTATGTCAGCAGTATTGCCATTTTTTGTTGATTTAATGTCTAAAACTGCACCGTTAGTAGTTAAACGGCTATCGCTAACAGCAATAATATCAAATTTGCTATTAACATTACCTCCCATTGTTATTGTATTCGTAACAACATCATCAAGAGTAATATCAAAATTAGCAGAAGTATCAGCAGTAAGGTTACCATTGGTGTCAAATCCAAATATTTTACCAGCCCTGCTCCCTATCGTAGGAAGAAACAAAGTTATCTCTGAATCATAAGGCTGTAATCTAATTGCACGATCTGACTTATCTTTCAGATCACCAATCATTGCTGTTATGTTATCTAGCTGTGTATTTAAAGCAGCCCTATTTATAGTAGTACCAGCAGTAAAGTCTGTGGTTCTTTCAATAGGTATGTCTCTTACAATGGTAACAATGTGACCCTGAGTAATACCAGTAACAAAAGCAATAGCTCCTGTGGCTCCACCGCCACCTGATATTCCATACTCAGTACTTCCAGTACCTTGACCTCGTTCAGCCGCTGCAACTAAGGCTGTTGTTGCAACAAATACTGTTATCTCATCGTTGTCTGTAAACTCAAATGGGATTGCAAATGCTGTCTGTGAGCTTGTCGCTGTATAGCGAACGCGCGCATTGTTAGCCGATACTGAAATTGTCATATGTCACCTCTATGTTTCTTATTTAATAAAATGCGTAGAAGATCAATGTACAAACTAGCTAGTACAAACTAGTAACGACCAAAGGAAATAGACCCTAAGTCATTATTACTATCAGTGCCTTCAAGCATATCTTGCATTTCATGAACTAAAGTTCTTATTCCAGTAAGCCCCATAAATGGAAGGTTCTTTATTATCTCACCAGTACCCTCACCTATTTTTCCATTAATTAAATCTTGAGCGCCTCTAGCAAAGTTAACGGCAATGCTTGGGCCAGCACCAGCAATACTAGTTACTGCATCAAGTCCGTCAGCCTCCTGAGGAAAACGAGGCTCTAACAATCCACCAGTTAAATTTGGGCCACCAAGAGCAAGGCTTGTAGCCATAGCTGTATAAAACATATCTGAGTACAAAGCCGCTACACCTGAGTAATCAAAAGATCTAGCCAACTGATCCTGATAGCTCATGTCTACCCAATCAGGCGTTTTAATTTGAAGAACCATATACCCTAGACCTAAGGCCGCTGCTGTTCCAGTAAATCTACTTTTTAATTGGTTGTGTGCAAATGCTGCTGTTGTTTTATTTAATGCTGCAAAAGCATAGCTAAAAAATTGAAATGGTAAGCCAAGAAGTGCGCTCTCAATTCTAGCATATCCTTTAAACTGGCTGTCTTCCTTCATACCAAATTTTTTTGCAACACGCATAGGAATGTAAGCAATGCCAGCTTCGATAATAGGCTTGTCTGCTGGTGTACCCATAAGAATAGTATTCATAACACCACCACCAAGGGCAGATCTAAATGTTTTTACTGTTTCTGGGTCTACTCTTGCTTGCTTTTTAAACTCAACTACAGCTAAATCGTTTATAGCGTTTTCATAAGCAGCTTTGCCAGCTTTAGTTCTCTTGTCAAACCCTAAAGATTTAGCGCTATTAAGAGAGTGCATGATTTCGTGCATCTTAATAAAAGCTACATAATCTTCTGGTGAGGTTATAATTCCCTTTTCAAGAGGCGTTACACCTTCAACTCTTGGGTTTTCCCAACCACGCAAAGGATACATTTCATCTATAATATGAGCTTCATCAATAAATATCTTGTTGTCACTAGTCCTATAGAAAGCTGGTCTATATCTTTTTAATGCGTCAAAACTTTTAGTTGGCCCAGAAATTATATCAGCAGTAGTAGATGGAAACTCTATGCTATTTGTCCAAGCATCTGTGTTTGCTATATACATACCAGACTCAGATTTTTGCCAAGGTGCATTTGCAATCCTTTTAGCATCTTCAAGATCTATATTGTAACGAAGCAAATACTCTTGCTCCATTTTTGTTGCCTTGCCTTGTGTCCAGCGAACAGAATAATCGATAAGGCTATGAGAGCGCATCATGCCATCAAAATCTTTTAGTATTCTAGTAATAGGGCCAAGACCATTTAACATATAAAATGGTTGTTTTGCTTTATCTAAAAGATCAGACTTAAAAGGATTGTTATTTAAATCATCACTTATTCTTTGCATCCCCATATTCTTAATGTTTTCTAACGCCTCACCAGCAATCCTAATTTCTTTAGCGCCCATTTTTAACTGACTCTTTTTTAATATGCTAAACAAGCCTTTCATTGTGGGGCCAAGACCATGCTCCATAATAATCTTAGAAGGCTCTGCAAGTGCAGTCTGATATGCTCTACCAAGAAAGTTTAACTGAGCAAGGTCTCTAAGAATTTTAACAAATTGTGCATCAGCTCTATCAGGACTTCGCATTAACCCACCAGTAACGGCTTGATATAAATGCCGTATGTTTTTCATAGCAGCGTGAGATTCTATAACTGTATTTCCAGAAGACATCATTTCAGAAAACGTATCATCCAAAATATCGTCTATTGAGTTTCCATTAAACTGACGGGCAAATTCGTATCTAGGGCCAACCCTGCCGACATAAGCCTTCATAACAGCGATAGGGTTAGTAATCATAAAATCAAGAACTAATTCATTAGGAATATCTATTCCACGATGTTTAAAGTGTTTTGATTTACCAGCCCCGTAGTATGCAATCTCTGGGTCAGCAATGTCTTTGATGCCAAGAATTGTGTCTATGCTTTCGTTAGCTCTTTTTTTAATAGAAGCTTCGTCTGTTTGCAGTTGTACTCTTTTAGGTTTTTTGTCTCTGCTCATAGTAATAATACTTGGATTATCAGTGTACCACTTTACTAATATAGCTTCAAAAGCTTCTCTATTTTTATCAATAGCTTCTATATCCCAGTAACGTGGTCTAAATATTTTTTCGTTTGGAGGAAGAACTTCATCTGGGAAACCTTCTAAGTTTAACCTTGCTTCATCTAACTCTGCTTGAACCCTCATAACGTGAGACTTTAAACCGCTTATGGTATCAAACTTTTCATTAGCGTTCATTGACCTTTTTTCAAAGAACTCAATTTTTTTATTTGTACTAACAATGCGCTGCTCGCGATCTTTTACAAATTTAATATAATGTTGCTTAGATCCTATTAAGCCTTGTTCATTTAATCTTTTTTCCCAATTAGAATAAAATCTATCCATTACATTCATAACGCCAGATTCAAAATCATCTGAAGCTTTAATCCCAAGAATCATTTTTCTATCTACAGACTCAAACCAAGACTCAAAGTCTTTTCTATGAGCAGGGAGCATATAATCCATTCCTTCGGCTACACCCTTACCTGTGCTTTCACCCCATATTTTTATTATTTCATCGTAGTGTCTAACCCACTCTCCTTCAAATAACTTTGCGTTTTGATAGGTAGAGTTTTCTACTTTTTGACCAGCTTTGTTTGCAGCTAACAATATTCCAGAATCGTTAGCTATCTTTAGTGCAGTTAGTTTTACAGAATTTGGTACAGTATCATTTGCAATAACATTTTTCATTGCTGTTGGTATAGATTTATAAAGAAATGAGTCAGTAAATATATTCTTTGCAATAGATCCATCAGGCTCAACAGCCTCAGGTGTTAAGGGAACTGTAGCCTTTTCGTCAGGAACGATTGCTTTCTGCAATCTTTCTATTTCAAGCTCACCTTTTCTTATTGCGTCTGCTTTTCTTACTGCTGGTATTCTTGATAAAGAAGTAAGTGTACCACCTAATATAAAGCCAGCAGTAAGGTTTATAGCTGTCTCTGATGTAGTACCAACAGGGTCTAAGGGAGCGCGAACTAACTCTTGCGCTGCAACTACAGCACCAACTGAAGCACCGCCCTTTAAAAAGTTCGCTGCATATCTGCCGCCACGGGCTATTGGTAAACCAATGTAGTTAACTGGATCACCAAGCTCTACTGCAAATTGTGTAAACACACCAGAATTGTAAAGTGTTTGTCTTACCTTTTGACCTTTTCTAATCTGTCCAACCAAAGAATCCATATGTTGCTGGTTCTGAGCGCGTAAAAGCGTCATACCAAAACCTTTTAAATCATCTGGAATATTGTCCCTAGGAACATAGCCCTCTTCAATCTCAGTGTTTAGTGGCGACCAACCAAACTGAGAAATGCCTTTAAAGTAATCAGCAGCAGGGCCGTACTTATAAGACATAGAAGCGTTATAAGTATCAAAAAAAGTAGGCATTGTTGATTGGTCTAAAGGGCTTCCCTCTTCAAACTCTGGAACTCTTGTTAATCCATTTTCCATTTCAAAGCCTTTATTGCTTTATTTAAATATATTAAGAATATCTTCTAGCCTTAATCCTGGCCTTGATTGTATCCTGTCTATAGTTTGTTCATCTTTATCAAGTTGCATCTCTTCTTCTATTTTAAGTTTTGCATTTTTATCAGTTAAATAAGACAGGTATTGTTCATCATTTGGATTAAACATAGGCCAATTAACCGGAACATTATTCTCCATAATAAATAAAGGTTTTAATTCTTGGTTTTTATCTAAAAAATAAGTGTAATAATCAGTGTCACTTCCCCGTGGATTAGGCGCAAGGAAAACTCTTTTAAGACCTGTTACTTCTTCTTCTGTCCCAACGGCACTACCTAGTTCTTGCATAATCTCAGATACATTAATCTCAGGAAAAAGACTGTAGCCTTCTGGAAGCTGAGACTCAATAACTCCTATAAAAGCTTTCCGATCATCATTGTCTGGAAAGACTGCTTCTAAAGAAGACTTGGATCTAAAATCTTTTAAATCAAGATAACGATGGTCAACAACAAATTCTGTTTTAAGATAAGTTTGATCAAATCTTGCATTAATAAGGTCTACTATATCATCTGGGTTTTTACCTAACAATGCGTAGAACTTTGCAATAGGTTCAAATTCTTTAGCTACAAGTGGGTTGTCAAAGATATTTAATGTAAAGTTAGAAGCAGCTTTGTTAATACTTTTAGCTTGATTATCTTCATTAGCAGTTGAGTTTAAAATAGTAAGTCCTATTAACTTTGATTCCGGTCTGCTTAATCTATCAAATAAAGTTGTAGCAATAGAGTTAGTTGTTCTTTCTGGATCAGCTCCTAAAGTTTTTTTTAGCTCATTTACCTCTTCTAAGAAAGATTGAGTATCTCCTAGAATATTTCCAAATCTATTAATAAATTGCCCATTTAAAGTTGGGTCTGAATTAAGTGCGCTAAATAAATCAAGGTATCCATCAATACCCTCAACAGGTTGACCAGATGATATCTGGTTTAAAACATCTACCAAGCCTTGAGGTGGAACTTTTCTTGCAATACTTAAGATTCTTTGTCTATCAAGTTGCCCGTATGTATTAAATTTAGAAAGATCAACACCAAGGTCATTCATGATTTCTTGGCTTATATTTCTATCATAAGCAGCATTAAGATCGCCACCTGAACCAGTAGAGATTTCTTGTTTTTTTGTTGCTTTTCTTATTGCAGTTGTATTTATTGTTTCCTGTTCTTTTAAACTTGTTTTAATTTTATTAATTTTATTTATGATTGGTTCTCTAAGTTCTTTAGGAACATTATTAATAATATTGTTAACTGATGCTTGCACACTGCCTTCAACTTGTTCTCCGTTAAATAATCCACTCGTTTGCAACTGAATAGATATTTGAGTTAAGTCAGCAGAATTTAATTTACCATCTAAAATATCTTGATCCAGCAATCCTTGAAATTGAAAGTCATAAGCATCTGCTATTTTTTTATTAGCTGCAACTGATGAAAGTGTTCCATCAGTAACAAAACTTCTAATTTCTTTTAGTATTCCGTCAAATTCATCTGACTCAAATCCAAGAATTTTTTGATCTAAATTAAATATATCTGCTTGTTTTTGAGCATCAATTTTATGTTGGTTTATAGTTCCTCCAAGAATTTCGCTCATAAATTTATTATCAGAACTATCGTAAAATCTACTTCCTTTAAGTTCGGCTACTCCAAGTATTTGTTTATCTGTTAAATTTGCAGCGTCACTTGGAAAACCACTAGCTATATATGCCTTAAGTTGTTTTATATTACCATCTGCCGCAAGGCTAATAAGAAAAGGTCTAATGTATTGTTTCTTTAATTCTGTTTGGTCAGACTTAAAATCTTCTTTAGTATATTTAGGATCATCAATACTTCTTGTTAAATTAGTATCTATATGACTTCTATAGCTTTGTGACGCAGAAGCAAAAGCAAGCCTTAGAGATTTTTCTATATTTTCTTTTGCAGAAAATCCTTGATACGCTAAATTACCAACATTAATTTTTGCTCTTCCTGATTCTATTTCAAAAAGTGCATTAGAACGTATTCGCCTTGCGACTTGAACCGCATCTTCATTTGCCTCAACAACATCATAGGTTGAGGAACTGCTGTTCCCATGGTTTATTAAACTACTAAAATCTTTAACGCTAAGTTGACCAGAGAATTTAGAGATCTGTTTAATTGATTTAATTTGATCGGCAGTAAAACCCCTAGAAGAAAGAATGCTAAGAGGAGATCCAGTTTTAAGATCTCTAATAGTTTTTAACATTATATCTCTTTGGCTTTTAGAGGTAGAGATACTCATCAAATGCTCAACAGTACCAGCAGCAATAAGCTTACTCATTTGGTCTGTAGCTATTTCAGTAGAGCCTACATTAATTAAACCAGCATCAATCCCATCTTCGTGATTAGATATTTGTTTATTAAAAACAATCATACCCCTAGAAGAGTTGTCAAAAATTTCACCAGTTTTAGCAAACTTGTAAAGATCTTTGCTTACATTATTAAGATTAGATCCTATTGAATTTGCTGCATCCGCTTGTGACTTTTGAAATACTTGTTTCTTTATATCAAGCTCTGTACTTGCTACCCAGTTGGCGCCAGTTTCTTTTATAAATTCTTTATATTTTCCTATAGATCCTTCAGACAAATTAGCAATGTAGTCAGACATTACGTCTTTGTAAGATTCTGGATCTAGTGGATACTTTAGTGCAACTTCCTTAGCTTTAATTTGTAGCTCATTATTAATAGAGTTTTCGTATCTTTGGTCAAGAACCCTCTGATAAGCCTGTGATGCAATAGTGCCAAATCCAGATGGAGGAGAAGCCAAGGGCTTAAACGATGTAGTCTCTCCAGTTTCTGGGTTTGTAGTTTTAAAGTCGTTTGAGTCTAAAGCCTTTGCAAAGTCCGTACCTGTTTTCTGGGCTACCTCAGATGCTTCTTGAAATGCTATTCTTTGTATTCCAGATGCAGCTTGACTAATTGCGTTCCCAACTTGTTGAGCGCCTACGTTAGATCTAACAACACCAACTGGTTTATTAAAAACTGTAGTTCTCTGTCTAACAATCGCCATTATTCATTCCCTGCTTTAGAAGAGGGCGCTTTGACTCTTCTATAATTCATTGCGCCTTGACCAATAGTGCCAGCAGCACTGATTGTAGAAGCAAGTAATGTGTTTCTACCCCTACGTCTTTCAGTGCTTGCAGCTATGTCCGACTTTCTTGACTGCATAGAAGTCTGCATTTCAGCACGACCAAGATCTTCTCCAAACACTTCCTTCTGGTTTTTAAGGAAAGCTTGCACACTTCTATCGTCAATGTCTCTGCCCATTGCAGCAAACGCAGCTATGTTAGATGCAGTAGCCACATCATACTCAGCCCTTCTTGCTTCAGACTCTTGTAGAGCTTGAGCTTTGTTTAACTTTTTGTCTGTCTCAATGTTAAACGCATTAAGGTCTGCGGATTTCTTTTCGCCAATCCCGCCAAGTATCTGACCCCCTGCACTTACAGCAGTGCTGGCAAGCATTAACATTGTCATAGGTTCCATTAGACTATTAACTCCACTACTAGCCCGTTTACCTGCAATGGTAATGGTGCATCTTGTTCTATTGTAATTCTAGGACTTCTTGTAAAGCCTGTCATTTTAACTTCGGTCTTACCTGTTATGGGCTTTAGTATAGTAACGAAGGTAAAGTTTGGATTTAACTTGCTGCCTATAGAAACACTTTTAGTATTAACCTTTAATGACTGTGTGTTCTTTAAATCTAATACAACTCTTCCAATTCCTCTAACTTCCCCAGTTACAGGGCCATTGCCTAATGACGCATCAATCTCATTCGTTACTATTTTAGAGTGAAACTTTTTCCCAATGTAGGCGTGAGTTCTTGGATTAGTAGATGTCTGTCCATTAACAACGATGTTTTCAACGTGTTCTGATACGTCTACCTTACCATCGGAGCCAACAGTAAATGTCCCTATATAATCTTGGAAGCTCTCACCGTTGTCTGTCATTATGACGTCTACAACATTGCCAGCAACATAGGGGCCGCTAACACTTAGTTTGTTTTGGAAGTGAAACGTATACATATAATTGTCTAAGCCAACGTCTCCAGTAAACTCGCACAAGAATAATTTGTTATTAGAGTCATAAACATTAGCAAACATCCTATCGCCTATAGAGGCTAACGAATTAAACGTGCCTCCCTCTATAGTAATCTTAGTCCAAGAAGCCCTTCGTTCCGTTCTGTTGGACGAGAACAGGACTAAAGTACCATCAGTGTTTGTAAATGCTGCATACGAGTCAGGCTGATTAAAGCCGCTGTGAGCAACAGTTGCGTATTTTGGGGAGTTTATTAGGTGAGAGGCTATAGAGGACACAGGAGAGGCGCTGTAGGCTTGCTCTGAATCTGTGAAGATATACTCTCTTACAATCCTACCATTAGACTGAACAAATACAGTAGCGCCATCTATCTCAACGGGTTGTGCAAACGATGATCCGTATGGAGTCTGCTTTTTAATCTGTAAGTTTGTTGGCGTTATGGCCTTGTTCTCGAAGGTAGGAACATAGAACTCACTGCTGTTAGTAAATACTTGTAGGTCACGATTAGATACCAAATGCCTAATGGAGTTTACTGTGCCTGTTGCAGCGGTTGCAACTATAGCCTCATTATCTAACGCCTCTCCTACATCAAAGTTAAAGAAGCTACCAATCTTACTAAAGAATAAAGTATCGGGCTGATCTAAGGTTCCACCAAATACTAAGCGATTCTGATGCACAACAACGGCAGCAGGGAATCCCCGCTTTGCCGAAAAGGACTGTTCATCAAAGTCTAGTGTAGGCGCATGGGTTGCAATCTTTACAAACCCACCGCCATCAATGGATGATGTAGCATCAGCAGCGGCAGTAAATGAGTATGTGTTATCATCAATAATATCAGCAATAACTCTTGAGCCATTTAAGTTACCAACAACAATCCCACCAACAGCAGAAGCCTCGGATACAGTTATGGCTTCACCACCAGAAAAACCATGGCTTGGCTGGCTGACTTCTACAACAGCACTACCAGTATTTGTTCTAAACGGGTTAAGGACTTCTAACCTTGTAGTAAGAGTTTCAAGAATAGTTCCCTTTGCTTGCTCTGAACTACTAACTGCTGTTATTAATATTTCGTTTCCACCATATCTAATAATTGAACCTATATGAGCAGAGCTTGCGTATAACCCTGTTGGGGTAGTGTTACCTCTTGAACCAGTAATATCAAAATATGAAACAGATTGTTTATCAGTAACACCTATCTTAACGCTTACGTTTGCGTTGTGTGTGTTCATGTTAATTTGTGTAATTGTTTTAAAGAAGGTTGGGAAAATAACTGTTGTATTGTTAGGCCCAGCAATGGTTGCGTTAGTTATACTAATCCCATCTTGGTTTGTTCCAGTAATAGTAAAATTTAAACCCGAAGCATTTTGTCCTGATGTGATTGTTATCTGCCTAGCTTCAGAAAAAGTAACAGTTCCACTAGACATAAGATCGCCGCTTAATGTTAATCCAACGCTATTTGATCCACCCTTTAATTCAGTAGCCGGTAGTGCTGCTAACTCTCTAATACCATCATCATCCGCTACAGCAGAAGTCATTGTTCTAAGCACTTTATTAGTGCCAGAGGTATCATCGGGGTCTAACTTTGTTCCTTGAGGATGAAACTTATTATAAGGCTGATACGTTTGCTTAATGTCTGATCTAGTATCAAAGGCAAATGTACTAATCTCAAATGTAGTTAAGCTAGTTCTTGTTAAAACCCTTGGAGCAAACAACGAGTGGCAGATATAAAGTACATCTCCAAACTGCGCTGTAGTGTATTCCTTTAAAAATTCTCTATTAAAAGGAACAGCAACGCCGTCTACGCCAGCAGTAATGTTTACGCTTATACTGTTTACAGTTCCGTTAGCAGCTAATCTGTAAACCTTTAACGCTTGGTGCTGTATAGATACTAAGTATTGTTCGTTATCATCATACACAAAAGGAACTAAACGTGACTGCTCGGGGTAGGTAGCATTATATGTTATGCCATGATTGATGTGATGCTTTAGGCCACTACGTTTAATTAGTGAACCCTCTGCCATAACGACCATGTTTTGAACTGTAGAAGCAGACGCAGAATAAATAGGTGTATCAACTCTCATCGAGAGAGAATCACTGACTTCACCATACTGAAAGCTGTTTATTGGAACTCTTACCTTCTGCATTAGCTACGCCTTTGAGATATAAACCTTGATGTATGTAACTTACGAGTTGTCTGCTGTTGAGAGTCTAAAGTCTTAGCCCTTCTCATTTGGATTTCTGCTCTTGCTTCCATAGCAGATGCAAGCTGTGCGTCCCTAGCTACAGAAACAGCAAAGATACCAGCAAGGGCAAGCTCAACAGCGAGGGTAAAGTAAGGAGGCCAATGTTCTTCGCCAACCCTAAATACATAATCAGCCATCACAACATCAGTTTCAACAGCGTTGCAGAAAGCTTTGTCTGTGTATGTATCGTATTTAATTATGGTGTCGTTTATTGTTAATGAGTTTAGCATTAACATATCTGATGGCAGTTGATAAGCAGCATCGTACCTAGAGGTTGCTACGTCCGTTAGCCTACTAAGCTGTACTTGAGTAGTAGCAAAGCGCCATCTTGTAGTTGTTAAAGACGATCTTGCAATGTCTTCGTAAATAGAATTTGCAACATCAGATTCAGTAGTCCCGTCAGTGAAGGACTGTATAGCCTCACCACCAATTAAGATTGATGAACGAGAGCATATTTTTATTGCTGTGTTAGCTACGTCTGGCATGAGTAAGTTGGGGGGCTGACTTCAACCCCCCACCCTATTTAATCGCCGTCAGTATTAGTAACGACAACGCCGTTAGTAATATCAACAACAGAGCCATTATTTGCGTTGACATAAGCATGAGTGATAACAGGCGTTCCACCTGTGGATGTCACTGTAATGATTACATCGTTTACATTCAGCATAGACGCAGATGAGTTAAAGTAACCCGCTGAGTTTGCTGTAGCAATGGTATCAGAAGATACATAATACCAAAGCCTTTGACCTGAAGCCCCACCAATAAGGTGAAGACCCGCTGCACTATAAGCCATATTAAGTCTCCTTCTTAGTTATTATCAAGGACTTCACAGATACCATCGGCATCAATACCGACAGCGCCCATGGACATCATTGATGTTGCAAGGTGTGAAGCCTTCTCAGCGACATAGTTCACTTCAGTTGAGATATCAGCATTAATGCCAAGCCCAACGGATGAAGTGTGATACGCAATGTTTTTACCAGCCGTTACAGCAGAAGTAGAGAACACTTTGAATCCCAAGAATTCCTTCATGGTCATGCCACCAGCGAATGGTAGGTTTTGCTCACCAACAAAGTCAGAAGAAGCAAACTGGCTTATACCGAACAAGTCAGCATAACCCTTTGGGTTCATCGCTAAATAACGCTGTCCGTCTTCTGGAACGTCATTAAGTCCCATAGTTTCAAACAGTGAAAGAAGATCAGCAATTTCAAGTGCCGAGCTAGTATCATGTATTGCTGTTCCACCAGCAGCGTCCATTGCTGCATAGATGAGTTCATCAGTCTTACGACCAAGGGCAGCGGCAGCAGATTGAGCAACAGCTTGACGTTCGTTGATGTTAGTCTTCAACTCGTCTAGCTTGTCAATGTACTCTGGTGCATAGAAGTCAGCCATAGTGGCTTCAACTGTTGTATGCGCCAACTCCATAGGAGTTACGTTACCATTGCGTGATTTAGTGTTTGCGACGCCTTTTCCAATTACTTGGAATCTAGCAACTGAACCAGTAACATTGCTTGTGCGAACAGTGTTCCGTAACTTGGAACCCATACGTTGATAAGCCATGTGTACTTCGGTTTCAAACTGCTTGATAAAGGCTGTGTCAATAGAATTAGCCATTTTTTCAGTCCTATTTTGAAGTTACAGTTACACGGGTATCCACTCTTTCACTTCAGCAAGGGTATCCTTTCGGGCCTTTCAGTGCGTAACGGGCCGCAGTAATTCATCATTAACATTATTTGCGTTTGGATTGCAACGTAGAAAATCAACATACTTAGTTGGGCCAACTGTGGAAACGCCCATAGCCTCAAAGCCTAACCAACTAGCCCAGTTCAACATGAACTCGTAATCAGAGAGTATCGTCATGCTCATATGGCTCTGCGTTCTATCAAAAAACTTAACTAACATTAAAGAACCACGCGCCATTGCGCTAAAGTTTCCCTTAACATTCTTTGAAAACATGGCAAACATTTGTGGAAAGTCTTGGTCATTGTCGTACCATAAGCCACCTACAGCTAGGAACGACTCGTCTTCTCTCCGAGCTATGTAACACTCAGAGAACTTCTGCATTTCTTGTATTGCTTGTTTAATGTCTAAGTGTCCAAGAAGCTTTAGCTCCCTACGACTTTCTTTACTTAGGTTCTCAACAACCTCGTCAACGTGGTGTTTGGTAAACGGAGTCAGGTAATACTGACCCCGTGTTATTATCTTAACTTCATTTGTATATTTGTTGGAAGCCGTCGGTAACTTGCTTAACATAGCTTGGGTCTCGATCTTTCCAATATCTTGGGTCATTCATCATCTCCCGAAGTTGCTGCTCTGAAGCCCCAGCTGTAGGATTAGTGTTACCAGCAAAGGAGCCATCCTTCGTTGATTCCATAATAGCCTCAAGTGCAATAATACCTTCATGGCTTTCGCACATTCTTTCTATAGCTGGCATTGATTCCTGTGGGAAAAACTTACTAGCAAACATAGACGCTGCTTGTATCCTGTCATTTGCATTGTCACCAAGCTTTGCTGACTCTGCTTCTATGTCTGGCTCGTTAGAACCTACTGCTTCGGCATACATCTCTATGCCTTTCTTAAACTCATCTTGGCTGTACCCATTCTCAAAAGAATGCTCAGACCACCACTTTAGTAGATCGCTATCAACAGCAAGCTCTTCGTCCACAGACTCAGGCAACTGGTAATCGCCTGAAGATTCAGGTCGCTCGCTAAAGCTTTCTAACTTAATCTCTTCAAGCAGTTTGCTGCGAATGTCTTCTTCTTTGCCGCCAAGTTTAGACTCAAGCTCTTTGTATGCTTTGGCTAGATCTTCGCCGCTGCTGTATTTTTCTGGCAGCCAATCAGGACGATCTGGCTGGCTATCTTCTGCAATAACGTAATCGCGCTGCTCTTCAACTAGCGCTGCTTCTGTTGTTTCTGCTGCTTGTGTATTCATTAAGCTGTCGCTCATGTCTTCTTACTCCTGTGTGAATGGGCAATGCGCTGCTCAATAAGGCCAACGATGTATCGCTGCCCCTCTATGTGACGTAGTTCTTCCGTAGTCACGTTAGGCCCATTTACCATTTCTATAGTAACTGAACGTAAGTAGCGCAAAACTTCCTTGCCCGTTGGTGATCCAAATATGTTAGATAGATTATGGCTAATCTGTTTATCTAAATCAGACTTCCTTTGTATTCCATCTATTCCAATGTTAACCCTGTGTTCCGTCAACCATCTGTCCCTGTTGTTGTTGCTGTTGTTGTTGCTGCTGTGCCATTTGTTGTGCCATTGCAGCTATCTGCTTACGCTGATCTTCATCTCGTATTAGACTTTCTGGAACACCAAACTTCTTAGCAAGGTGTACTGCCGTCTTCTCGCTATCAACTAATAGCTGAAGCATCTCTGGGCCAAACGTACCGCCAACCAATTCTAGAAAACGCGCTACACTTGAGATGTCCTGATTAGCTTGGGCTTGGGCTAGTGGAGATACGGAACGTACCTTTACTTCCCTGCCATTAACAGTTGGAACCTCAATGCGTCCCTGCTTTTTAAGAATGTAAATAACCCTCTGTAACACAGGCTGCACAAGTTCTGCTTGCAATCTGCCAAACGCAGAACCCATTCTTCTTGACAGGTCTGCCATTCTTTCAGCTACCTCAGTAGCAGAGGCAGGGGTCTTATCAGGGTTGCCAAGCATATCGTTGTACAGTGCGCGTTTAATATTCACCCGCATATCAGACAAGACAAGCTGCGCTACATCGAACCTACCAGCAGCTTGGATTGGCTGTAGTCCAGCAGACCCCATAGCTTTAGGAATGATAGATCCTGGAACTAAGTTAATAGTATCAGGGTTAATAACGCCATCATCTTCCATCTGGTATATGCCAGAGATAGACATCTGAGCGTTCTCAAGGATAAGTTCTATTGTAAGGTTGGTTGTTTTTATAGCTGATAGGGCGTTTAACAGTGGCCCACGACCATATACTTCACCAGCACACTTAGACCAGCGGAAGCAAACAAAGGGATTCGAGCCAATACCAGAGAGTTCCTTTGAATATATACATGATTTAGTAGTCATGCAGATAGCATAGTGAAGGTAAGCCTCTTGATTTTTTTTAGTATAGTCTCGGCAAACTATCTCAAGGACTGTTGTCTCACGCCCAGATCCCATAAACGAAAGGACTTCGCTGTTAAACTTGCCCTTGGGGTACATCAGTTCTAGGTGGTCAAACTTTACCTTCTTACGTTCTCTGTAAACGTGGTCAATCTTATCGTCAGGCCCAGTGTCCAAAACAACATGGGGAAGTGGTATAGCTGAGAATGATACTGGGTTAATAGCATCACCTTCTTCAACGCAAAGAATACCAGTACCAACTGCTAGATCCATAAAGGACTCATGCACTTCTTGGCTGAAGTTAGAGTTCTGAAGAACCTCAAATACATACTCGGTTACTTCGTCTAGCTCGTTATTGACGGCTTCACGCTGCTCAACTGGAACCTCGCTACCAGCCATAAGGTCGGCCCATCGCGCAAAGTTCGGAACAATGCCAGACTGCAAGCGACTAGCAAACTCTTGAACACCTACAACTGCTGTCTCGTCAAAAATTCTATCGTCCCTGCGCTGACCAGCTTCTTCGTGGTAGAAGGATTCGCGCTGCGGTAGGGCGTACTCATAACATTCCTCAAACAAAGAAACCCAATTCTCGCGGAACGCCTTTGATTTTATGTAGCTTGCGATATACTTCTTTGCAATTGGATCATCAGCCATTAGTCAAACCTACCTAAGAATCCTGAGCGCCCACCAGAGAACAAAGACCTTCTTGTGCCCTTGCCTTTTCTTTTCTCAAGGATGTCAGATATATCCTCGCGTTTTTGCTCTGCGCGATCTACTATTTCTTCTTGTTCGATGTCGTCAGCTTCTACACGTTGTTCCGCTGATGCCTGTTTTGCAGATGAGCTAGGGCCAAAACACATAGTATTCTCCTTTGTTTATCATTCGTAAGCACAAAAATAAGAAAACATCAATGTAAAACTACATCCTTGCCCAGAAGCTAGGCTTCTTTCTTGACTTGTTGCCCCTGTTAAACACATCAAAGTTACGCTTTGCTATCACAGGTACAGCTGGTTTCTGGGAGTTCATCAATGCTCTGCCCTCACCAGCGCCTAAAAACAAATACTGTGCCGCATCGTGAACGTGGCTAAACATATTCTTATCAGGCTTGTCTGCATATCTCTCACCAGAAACTTCCATGCGCTTGTACGCATACCCACCTTCAAATCCTTTAATAAGCTGTGGGCAACGCCTATCAATTAAAAGCACTGGCTTACCTTCAGACATCTTGGTTAGCTGGGAAGAGACAGCTTCAAGGCGAAGATCAACAGAGTTGGACGGCGCAGGGTACGCCTTCAAGCCAGCACCACGCAGAATGTGAAACGGAGTCGATTCATCAGTCTGCGCTCTAAAATCACCAGCTGGGTCACCATATATAATAACCTCACTGGCAGCAGCGAATCGAGTTGATAACTCATTACGCATAACTTCTGCAAACCTAACAATACCCATATCAATAGCTACGATCTCAGACTGCAAGAACCAACGCCCTCTTATCTTCTGACCGAATACGGCGGCTGGAGTAAGACCAAAGTCAACGCCAACGTATACTGGAGTGCCAGCAGCAACTGGTATCTCCTCATCAGCAATGTGGATCTCAGGCGCAAACATAGGATACACAGGCTTTCCGTCCTGAATGTGGCCCAATCTATTCATAACATACACATCAATCCAGCTTTTAGTCTTACCTTGAATAAGGTTCGGGTAGTAAGACTTCATCATGTTCTTAGTATTCTCTGCTTTGCCATTAGGCACGTAGTCTTTTATTTCCCCTTCGTCTCCTTTGTCTTCCACCATTCCAGAGGGCTGCGTAAAGAAGCGCCAGTTCGAAGGTTTAACCAACATCTTAGCTTGCTCACGCGGAATATGATCTGGCACTGGAACCTCTCCAGCCATAATCGGCCACCAATGATCTTCTTCAGGCGCGTTGGTATCGGCAATAACGCCAGTCCAAGAAGGGCCGCCATCACGCATTGAAGGAAAGCGACCAACACGCATCGTGCAGGCATCAATAATACTCTTAGGAAGCTCCCTAGCTTCGTTAATCCAGACCCCAGTAAGTTCCAACGATAGTAATTTTTTAACATCTTCTGGCCTATCAAGAGCTAAGAAAAGGACTTCAAGGTTAATGTCACCTTTTTTAATGTGGTGGGTATATGGCACTGACCAAGTAAACTTACCCCAATCGGATTCTGGAAACCAATCAAGCCAAGTCTTAATAGTAGTAGTTCTAAGCTGTGGATTGGTATTGCGGATGATAGCCCAACGGCTATGGCGTATTCCGTCAGGGCTTTTCTCTTGTTCGAGGGCGCGGCGAAATACTTCAACGCAACAGGCTACAGATTTACCAGAGCCTACTGGCCCTCTTATGCCACGAAAGAACGTGGTGTTTTTCATAAAGTCTTTTAGAACATCGCCGTCAGGCTTGTATTTAAACTCAGGCATTACTTCTTAGCTTTTTCGTTTTTCTTTGCAATCGTGTGGGCTTGAGAAAAACTTTTGCCAGCCTTCATTGCCGTTGTCATATTCTTCATATGCTTTGCGCTGTGATGCACCTTATGTTTTTTCAAGGCTGCAACTTGGCTTACTGTTAAGGCTGCCATCTATGATGTCTTTTTAAGAAGCGTCTTCTTCTTTTTCTTAGGGAAGCCAGCCTTCATGTTGGAATAGGATTTATCGCTGATTGTTGACTTAGCCTTAGATCGGCTAGTGCCAGATTTTTTGCGCGCGTTAATGTTATCGTACAGTCCCATTACCTTAATCCTTTATCCACACCAAATTTAATCATACGCTCTACTATCTCAGGGGAGATGCTATCAATAAGCTTATCGCACTCCGCATCTGTAACAAAGCTCTTGCCGTGCTTGGCCTCTACATAAGCGTACTCTGTCTTACGGACAATGTGGCGAAGAAGGGCCAGATCGGAGCTAGGCAATGTAGATATAAAACTCATGTTTGGTTCATCAGTAACGGAGTTAGCAGGGATCTTTTCTGCATACCTTTGCGCCTTACATCCCTAAGTGGAGAGGAAGCATTTTTGCTTGTCTCTGTGTTAGACTCAAATTTTAAGGATGGAAGAGGATCATATGTCTTCTTCATTCCTTCGTAGCGGCTTTCCGCACTAGATCCACCAAAACACATTATGACTTTTTATTCCTCTTTGCAAAGTTACGAGCAGCCTCAACGGAACCAAAGCCCCACTTCTTTAATGCTAATGCCTTACGGGTTGGCTCGCCATTCGGCTTCTTCATAGGTCCAGCCATTCCAGCAAACCTTGCAGCGAAAGAAACACGGCGAGGGTTTGTACCGCTACGCACTGCTGGTTTTAAATTAGCGCCCTCGGTTCTTTTAAAAAATCTACGTCCTTCTGGCGTCAAACCACCAGTAGGGCTTTTGTGTTCGCTACGCATCTTTAGGCTTCAGCTGCTCTCGAAGCATACTTTCGTTTAGGGACTTGAGGCGCTGCTTGTTAATAGCATTTGCGGAGAGAGAAACCCAAGCTTCGTTCTTCTCGGTTGTAGGATCATCCCCAATAAAAGAACCGTCCTCATCCCTAGCCCTTACCTTCTTGCCGCTAAGATACTTAGGGGCTTTGCTCTTCTCTTCAGCCATAACTCTTCTCCTATCTACCAACCATATCTTTTACTAATCGTACCTTGTGGCTGCCCATGTCTATTGTAGGATTGCCGGCGTTTCCGCCACCGCCACCACGACCAGCTTTAGCAGCACCCTTGCTCTTTCTACCAGTAGAGGCGTTTCTATTCTGACCGCTTTCTCCCGTAACCTTATTAGTAGTGCCGCCACGGTTGCTGTTCTTGTCACCCTTTATGCTCTGTAAGTAACCTCTTAAAAGAGTTTTGACCTGACGGATAACAGACTTCTTCTTTTTAATGTCGTCCGCGTTCGTAGAAGGTTGAGGCCCGTCGTCTCCAAAAGTCATGGTGCGTTTATTGCCTCTACCGCTTAACTTACTAATGTCTTTCTGCTCACTAACAATCACGCTCTTGAGAAAGCTAATAGCCCTTTTAGGATTGTCTGCGTATTTCTTAGAAGACAGGTCTTCCTTTATTGCGTCCATCGATTCCATGACATTCTCCTTTAACCAAACCCTATACTAGAAAAAATATAACTGGCAAACCTTTTTCCAGAATAATGTGAGCTGTAGACTATTACAGTAACATACTACCATAGTTTTTGCCCCTACCCCCCTCTATCATGTGACACACCAGAAACGATCTACCCTAGATCAATGCTCACTCGTATATCGCCAGCTACCTGTACCTGTGACCTATCTATCGGCTTGTACCCTGCGCGATCCAGTAGATCCTTGCTTGCTTCTAGCTGTACATACTCAGACTTCGCACCAACTGCTAACCTTCTGACAGTACCAGCGGCTAGTGTAGCACTCAATCCGAACTCCTCATTCATCCTCTGCATCATGTACTGCTGCACGTGTGCAAGCTTCAAGGCCTTGCTTGCAGTCACTCTTCCAGATTCGCCAGCAGCATACCCTGCCAGATCTGCGGCCTTACCTATCGTGCAACCATTTGCTACGAGGGTGTCTACTAACGCCGTCTGTTTTGTAGTTAGCTTTCTCTGCATTGGAACATTCATTTATTCATACCTTCCATATATCCTATTGCTTGCCCCCCTCACCCTCTCTCCCCCCAGATAGCACAATCTGATACTTGCTTGTCAATCCATGACGTTGCGTCACACTACTCAGAAAGGTATCATAGTACCTCTTCTGACCATTGACAGACTATAACAGACTACACACAGATTGCTCCCAACTTCACCTTTACAAGTGTATCTCACTCAGCACTAGGATTCCTTAATCAAGGTAACCACCATCCCGTCTTGTCTGCATATCACCCGCAGCCAACAGTTCGCAAGGCGGCCAAGAGGCCGTTCTTCCTTGCTAACTGCAAGCGCCCAGAGGGCATTGGCTGGAGTGCTATTGGCCTTCACCGAGAGGGCGGTTCCCTCGATTTGATAAGGAATCCTAGAGATGATTAAGATAAGCACACTTGCAAAGATGAAGTTGGAAGTAATCAACTATCATACTACAGACAGACCATCTATTGATGGCCCAGTAGTTAACGCTGCTTTCCTCACCAAGTTAGGAACAGATGCTTGCTACACATCTAACAACGGCTTGACGTTCAAGAAGAAGCAGCTTGCTGATTCACTTGCAGAATACGATCAAGCCTTTGAAGATAAGAACACATACGCTATTGAGCGCACTGAGAAGTGGATCAATACCCTTCAGCCAGAGCTTGCAGAACTTCAAGCTCGCCACGATGCAGACTGTGAAGTCTACGCAGCACTTACTGGCGGTGAAGTTTGGCAGCCTAAGAAGAAGCCAGCAACTACAATCACCAAGGCAGCTAACTTCACTGAACTCAGAAAGCAGGTGGCGTAAGTCACCTCAAAGAGAGAGCTTCGGCTCTCTCTTCTACTTGTTAGTTTAACAAGGAGCTTCGGCTTCTTCTTTAACTAAGGAGGTTAACATGGACTACGAAGACATCATCATACTCATCGGTTGGATTATGATTTGTTCAGCAGGTGTTGGGTTCGCAATACTCGGACACTAAGAAACTAAAACGAAATCAAAAAGGAAATCAAAATGGAACCAGAAATAGAATACGATTCTCAAATGCTAATAGCTATGGCAGATAGAATCTTTAATGATCTGTCATTCATGCTCATACCTTCTCAACGAAATGAAATGACTGTTGCTTTAACAGTTGCATACAAGCAGGGCAAAGCTGCTGGTTTACAAGAAGCAATCGAACTCATTCGTGGAGCATGACGCAACGTAACTATTAAAGTGACGTAGGGTAACTTAATCCATAACGCTACGTCACACCCATTGCATTCATACTTTAAATAAAGTTTTGTTAACCAAAACAGGAGGGAACTATGTCAATCAAAGAGCTAATCTTACATGGCGTTACTTCAATAGAAGCAAAACTGCCTAGTACTAATGATACTTTTAATAACAGACGCATACGATTCGAGATGGATGATGGTACTAGCTTTACTGTTATCGCATTTGCAGAGCATCGAGAAAACTTAAGATTAAATATGGATTATCCATCAGCATTTAAAGGAGAGAAATAATGCTAGACTTCCAATCAAATGATTACAACTTCCCTATCGAAACACAGCCCGTGTTTACACAAGACGGTGACGTTATACCAGATCATCAGTGCATCATACGCACAGACACAGGCAAATCTATGGGCTTACATGGCTCACGATACAAAGCTATACCGCATGACGATGTAGTTAACTCTATCTTAGATAGCGTCAAAGCATCTGACCTGTCTTCAGATTACGAACTTAATGTTGACGTAATGGAAGATGGTCGCAAGCTTAGAGGCGAGATCTTATTTAAAGATTTAGTACAAGAACCAGCAGTCGGTGACTACGTTCAGTTCAGAGTCAGCTTCTTTAATAGTTATGATGGTTCATGGTCATTCGCTCAACAAGCCAATGGTCTTAGACTGTGGTGCCTCAATGGCTGCACAAGCCCAGATGTAATAGCTAGGTCTAGGTTCAAGCACACAACATCCCTTAACGTAGACGGCAGCGCAGCCAAGATAATCACAGGCGCTCAAATGTTTATGACTAAAGCAGAGGAATGGCAGGGCTTCATGAAGGTACGCATTAACAGCGACCAAGTAGAGCAGTTCTTTCGCTCGACCTTATGCAAGGTAACAACCAAGCAGAAGCAAGTCACCAAGACAAATGAGAAACAACTAGAGAATCTTATCTCAGGTTGGCAAGAAGAAAGCGCAACGCTAGGCCACAACAAGTGGGCATTGTACAACTGCTTAACAGCATGGGCCACACACACAGAACATTTACGCTCACCTCAAGTAACAAGGTACAATCGTGAATCTCTGATTAGCTCAGCCATGAACCATAATCTATGGAACGCAATGAACTCGGAGGTAGTAATGTGAGAGCTTTAATTTATGGAAGTGTGTACAAATCAAGAAGCTCTTGGTGGTACACAACAACAAGAGATGGCAGTGACTTATGTCTCTCATCAAAATTCAAAACAAAATCGATGGCAAAGAAACACGCTCAATCAAAGTTAGAAGAAAACAGTATAGATTTCTTATACGTTTATGCATCTAACGATAAGCTAGAGGTAAGATTATGAATCATCCAATCATAGAAGAAGGCATCGCAATACCGCCAGATGGGAGAGCTAGGTCTGGTATAAACAGAGACACACTAGAAGCTATGGACATAGGAGATAGTGTTGAAGGTAACTATATTCTTATCCAAGGTCTTGCATCACAAGCTAAGACAATGGGTTTAAAAGTAACAACTAGAAAAGTGTCAAGTAATACACGCCGTATCTGGAGGATAGAATGATACAAACAACAGTCACAACAGACAACCTTGCTGGCATAATAGGTAAGTATATGCCTTGGCCCCAGCAACTAGAGGAGGTAGCGGATCAGCTTGAGAAACTTAATCCAAGGTTTAATCGCAAGCGTTTCGTTGCTCTTGGTACAGCTGCATGGGAAAAGAACTTCCCAAAACCAGAGGATCTTGATGATGAAATCCCGTATTAAACCTACAGAAATAACAACCAATGAATGGGATGAAAGCTTAATTAAAGTAAACTTAGATTCAGATGTATCTAAACAAAATAAAGAAATAATCTTATCTATAGCTAGAGAAATAGTAGATTCACACAATATAGATTCATACTTTGATATAGAATTATCTATTGTATTGTTAGATACAAACAAAGAAAATGATATTGAGCTTACTGATTACAGAGAAGTCCATGGAACATAAAGTTGAATGTAAGAAATGTGACGGCAATGGATACATAAGCTGGGAAGTAATAATGCCTCAAGGTTTCACTAGGGACATAGGATATCCAGACAGTGAGACTGCTGAGTGTAGAGATTGTGCTGGATACGGATGGATACCATCTCACCTAGTTGTTGACACTGAGGATTAGATTGCTGCATTAGTGCAGCATGAAATCATATTTACAACAGCTTCAAAAGCAAGCCAAAGAATATAACATACCTTTGATTAAAGCTTTTGGTAGAGCGTATCTTCCGTCTTCTACTTACTATAGAACAGTGCAGGGTAAGACAGATATGAGATATGAAACAGCCATAAAGGTACATCATGTCCTTGAAGAATTACACTTACTTCAGAAAACCCGTGACGATCCCACAAGATTACGAGGTCATGGTACAGATGCTAATAGACGCAAGGTTTACCCAAGGTCTAAGTCAAGAATCATTGGCACATAAGATAGGCTGCACTGTATCCATCGTACACAAATGGGAGACTCACAAAAGAATACCATCAGGATTTCTATTGTTCTGCTGGTTGGAGGCATTAGGATATGAACTCACGGTCACGGCTAGGTAGAGTTGCTACTTGTATAGCTTGTAAAGAAAAGACACATTACTATGTGGCTGTACTTAAAAATTACGGAGGTTCAACAGCACCTCACTGGTTTGTCTGCTTCAACTGTTACCAACAAGACAAGTGGCAACAAGCAGTGGACGACAAGGCATACAAGAAAAGTATTCAGCCTAGAAAACCACGCACATACAAAAGAAAACCAACAATCAAACCAACTAAAAACGTGTGGGATAAAACCCTGCCAACAAAAAAGGAGCCAATCAAATGGTAGTCTATGGTATAGATCCGGGATTCACAGGTGCTGTCAGTATATACTATACACAGACAGGCAAGCTTGAGTGTTACGATATACCAACATTCAAAAGCCCCAAGGGTAAAACTTTAATTAATCTCCATGCACTGCTCGACATATTCAGCCATCCAGAAGATGAATCATCTCTTGCAGTAATCGAACGTGTCTCGGCTATGCCGGGGCAAGGTGTCAGTAGTACCTTCCGTTTTGGTCAAGGCTACGGACAAATAGAAATGGCTATTGCAGCTTGTAAGATGGCTGTTCAATACGTCAGCCCTGCCGTGTGGAAGAAGCACTTCGGATTAAACAGGGACAAAGGTGTTAGTCGTTCGCTAGTGACGCAACGTCTTCCACAATATGCCAACCTGTTTGCTAGAGTAAAAGATGATGGACGAGCAGAAGCCACACTGATTGCTCTCTATGCAACAGAAAAACTTATCTAAGGAGAGAACCATGAGTACCCAAATGAAACAAATCAAAGCTCATCTTGAAATGGGCTACCGCATTACAGCATTAGATGCCCTTAACAAATTCAAATGCTTTCGACTTGCATCAAGGATCAATGATCTAAAGCAAGAAGGATATAATGTAGATAAAGTTATGGTCGAAACGGAATCAGGTTCGCGGATTGCACAGTATTACAACCCATCATTAGTGCGAGGTTAATATGTACAAAGCTAAGAAAGCTGGCGATGCAGCAAGTAGCATTGTCTGGGATGCTCATGTCGCTAAGGCAGCAAGCTCCCCTATCCATGCGTTAGAGTACAAGAAATCTAACTACGTTTTAGTCAGCGATAAAGTAATCGCAGATAAGATTCGTAGAGGCGATGGCGTCAGCGAGAATTATCTAAAAGGTCTGAGCAAAGAGAGGCTCATGCAATTTCAAGATCTCACAGAGGAGGACTTCCAAAAGTACAAGTGACGTTACGTCAGATTGTATTGATGCAGCTGCACATATGCAGTAGCTATCTAATTATAATAAAAGGAGAAAGTCATGGAGCGTAAAGGTTTCATAGGTGGTTCTGACTGTGTAAAAATAATGCAGGGGAACTGGTTAGAGTTATGGCAAATCAAGTGTGGCCTCATTGAGCCAGAAGATTTGTCTCGCAATATTGCAGTGCAGATGGGTACGCTTACAGAGGACTTTAATTTAAAATGGTTTGCTGATGAGTACAAAACAGAGCTTACAGGTTACCAAAATTCTTACGATCAGTTGATCGGTACAGTCCCAGCCAAGGGTACAATAGATGCTAAGTGTGAGTCAGCCGATGCTAAACTACAAATAGTAGAGGCCAAGCATACTAACGCTTACAACACTTTAGATAAAGCTATTGATTATTATATGCCGCAGTTGCAGCTATACATATACTTAGCTGATGCAGATGGTTCTTATCTCTCAGTAATATTTGGCAACAACAAGTGGGAGTCAGCCTATGTCTCGCGGAACGATGAGTATTTCAATTCTATGTGGGCAGTGGTGTCAGACTTCTGGGGTTACGTGCTTCGCAAACAAGAGCCAGTTGGTAATGACCAACCAGTACAACTTGGGACTGACAAGATTGAGGTGGACAACATGGTCAAGCGCGACGCCACCACCGATAACTTCTTTGTGGACACAGCCTACACTTACAGCACCCTTGAAGCAGACGCCAAGGCATTTGAGTCAGCCAAGAAAGACCTCAAGAACATGGTCGGATCAAATGAGAGAGAAGTTTACTGTGATAACCTCACAGTCAAACGAGATAAACGCGGATCACTCCGCATAACAAGGAGAGTATAATGGAGAAGGAGAAACAAGTGAGTAAATCAGCAATAGAATGTTTACTTTCAGCGCAAAGGGTTATGAATCCTGTCAAGAAAGACAGTCGTAATCCACACTTTAAGAACACATACGCTTCACTAGAAGCAGTGATCGACGCTACGTCTGATACTTTGCAAGCCAATGGGTTTGTAATTATGCAGCCATGCGGAAGAGATGAACTTGGTGCATATGTAGAAACAGTATTACTGCATACCTCTGGCCCAAGCTTTTCAAGCAAAGTTTATCTAGTGTTAGACAAACAAAATATGCAAGGATTAGGCTCGGCAATTACATACGCTAGACGCTATGGTTTGCTTGGTATGTGCAATCTTGCAACAGAAGATGATGATGGCAACGAAGCAAGTAAGCCATCCACACAAGTAGCTGGTGACAAGCTACCACTAAAACAATTATCAGCAGCAACATTCTAAAGGAGCCAGAAGCATGGCAGACCAAGTATATGACGACACAAATAGAGGCGCAGCGTTTACGCCCTTTCCTACACAGACACTTATCTTGCAAGGTAAGATGAACATCGAAGGTCAAGATAAAAAAATATGTCTGATTAAAGATGAGACTAAAGATGGCAAGAGTATCATTGAGATATATGAAAAGATTGCTGTCCTCTTTGAGAACGACAAGGACGGTAACGAGAAACGTCCTGACTTTAGTGGCCCAATGCAGAACAACGACCGACTCAAGGTGTCAGGCTGGCGTAGAGAGAAAGATGATAAGCCTTATATATCTTTATCAGTTGGTGATAAGCAGCAAGGCGCTGCCCCTCAAGCAGCAAGCGCCTTGCCAGATGACACTATTCCGTTCTAGACTAGAAGGGTTCTCCTTCAAGGCCTCTCTCCTTGGAAGAACCTCCTGACTCAACTGGGCTGCCTTCGGGCAGTCCTTTTTTTTAAACAGAAGAGGCTCAAATGTACGACAAAGAAATAATAAAATGTATCAACGCAGCTAAGATGGGTCTTACTTTAAGAGAAGCATCCACCTTACTTGAAATAGACTACCCATTAGTGCAAGAATTAAGCAGCAAATATAACATAGAATTTCCATGCCCAAGGAGGAAGGCAAATGAAAAAAGAAGA